TGCAATTCATCCGAAGTTTTACCGCGCAGACCTGCCAAAAATGCTCTGTATTGAGCCTGCATATATTGCAAGCCCTGCACAAAACCATTAACAAAACCAATTAAATCATCCAATGCAATTTTCAAAGATGGCGCAAGGGTATTGCCAATTTCTCGTGCTAGGGCATCGACGCCATCCTGCAAGGTACTGAATTTGCCTTGGAGCGTTTCTGATTGAGCAATGGCACCGTTGGCATATTTGCCTCCTGTGCTGGTCAAATTCTTAATTGCTTCCTCAACCGCTTTGGCGCTAAACCTTCCCTTCTCTAGTGCTTTCCTAAATTCCTCACCACTCATCCCATACATGCGCTGCAGTTCTTTTTGCAGTGCGATGCCACGCTCTTGGAATTGCAGCAGTTCCTCACCCTGCAAGCGCCCCTTAGCCTGCACCTGACCGTAGGCAGTGACCAATCCCTGTAGTTCGGCGCCGGTCGCACCCGAAACGTCAGCCAAGCGGCGAGTTGTTTCTACAACTGCATTGGCCTCAATACCAAATGCCTGTAATCGTTTAGCCGCATCAATTAACTCCGTGCTCGTAAACGGTGTTACCGCGCCAAGCCGCTGAAGCTCGCTAATAATCTGTTTTGATTTTTGGGCGCTACCAGTTAAAACCTCAAGGGACTTGGCTTGACTTTCAATTTCCGCCGTTTTGGCAAAAACAAATTTGGCCGCTTGAATTGCCGAAAAGCCAGCCGCTAATTTTCCAATGCTGGCGGTTAAACCACCAATGCCAGCCTGTGCCTGTTTTGAAGCATTGTTGATATTACGAAGCTGATCAACCGCGCCACGACTATTTACCTGTACGTCAACGACAGCTACAGCCACAGCAACGCACTAACCCTGTCTTTGCAGTCTATCGCCGTGCTCTGGCGTTGGCCTTATCCATCTCGTCTTTTTCGCGCTTTGCCTTGACCTCGTGGTAGGCGGCAAACATTACGAATTCGGCTTCCGTCAACTGAGCGCGTAATTCGCTGACGGTTTTACCCAGTTCCGTCGCTAGGAAGAACTCAAAGAACAGCCAAGAGTCTTCCTCTAGTCTTTTTTTGCTTCGTCCAGCAGCGGCGGAGCGCCCAAGCCAAACAGGAACAGCTCCAGCTCGTTCAGCACGCGCTCAGGCAGCTCACGCTGCAGCTTGGCAGCATCAGCAGAGGCAAACGCTTTGGTGCCATCTTCAAGCTCAGCCATTTGACACAGCATTTGCGTGCTGATGTCCAATGCTTCCTCAGAACCAGCCAACGTGCTGGCACGCTTGCGGTCCGCTCGTGTGATGGGCTTGAAATAAAGAACCAGCACAGTTTCTCCAGCATCATTGGTGACGCTGAATTTACGGCGCTGGTTCAGATCAAAAGCGCCAGTGAGCAGGTCAACGGCGCGGGGTGTAGCAGCAGGCATCAGATACCAAGGGTGAGAGCACCAGATGTGACGAAGTTAACCGTCACAATTTCAATCTCGCCAACCGTAGCACTGTATTCAGAGCCTGTCACCACAAGCGTGCCGGTAATCTTCTTACCGCCAGTCTCGTCCAAGTACAGCTCAAAAGCTGCATCAGCTTCGTCGGTGGCTTGGTTAACGTCCTTGATCAGGTCTAGCTTGTCGCCAGAGCCAGGGGCGTCATACAGCAGTTCAATGGTGCCCGAACCGCTGATCAGACCACCCACGTTGGCACGATAAGTGTCGCCGTGGTCGGTCACATCCAGCGATTCCTTTTCGACGGTCATAGACCATGACCGCACTGCTGCGATCTCGGACAGACCGCCGCTACCGGCTTTGTCAAAGAAGACAGTGCCTTGTTGACCGCGATAAAAAGCCATGATCAGATGCCCAGAGTGATGTCGCCGTTGGTCACGAAGTTCAGGGTAATGACTTCGATCTCACCGACAGTGGCAGAGTATTCAGCCGAGGTGATGACACCATCAAAACTGATTTTCTTGGTGCCAGTGGTGTCAAGGAATAGCTCAAACAGAGCCAAGCCCTCATCGTTCGCCGTATTGACGTGTTCAATGAAGACGTTGGTTTCGTCCGCGCTAGAAGCGGTGTAAAGGATTTCGCAGGTGCCAGAACCGCTAATCAGACCGCCGACATTGGCGCGATAGGTAGCGCCCAAGGCGGTGGTGTCCAGCGATTCCTTCTCAACGGTCAAAGACCAAGAGCGGGTGCTGGTGATAGCTGCGGCAGAAGAGCCAGCATCGTCAAACTTGACGCTGCCTTGCTGTCCCCGGTAGAAGGCCATGGTTAGAGATCCTCGAAGGTTTCAAAGGTCAATCTGACCTGTGTTTGGAAGTAACCCTCTGGAGCTGGCGATGCCACCACCTCGGGTCCAGTAGGCGGATCAAAATGAACGCCACTGACTACTTGCCTATTGTAAAGGTCACGGATTCGCTTACCTATTGTCAGATTTGCGCCAGGTCCAACACCCTTTGGCGTAAAGACATTCATCACGATGACACCGATGACGCTGTTACTGCTGCCAGTGGTGCCACCCATCGTCAGGAAGTTATTGTTGCCAAAGCTGACAAGGCATTGGACAAAGGAGCTGTTAGGCGTTGGGGTTGAGGGTTGGTTGTGAAACACAACCGGGATCACTGGTGCCAATGCCAGCTCAGTAGCAAGCCTGCCCTCGATGGTTGAGCGGATGGTGTTGAGGTTGACGGCTGCCATCAGTCTTGTCTCCCTATGCGCTTGGCTTGTTGCTGAGCATAAGCAGTCATTTCACGGGCGATTCGTTCCGTCCACCCTGCGGGGGCTTGCGTGCTGCTACCACCTGCCAGTTTTTCTGCATACGGCAGATTGTTATGGATGTGATAAACACCACCAGCACGCTCTACTTGATAATCAAGTTTGCGTGGCGGTCTGATTGCAGCATCACTGGCTTGAGGTCCTGCATCGTATCCCGGAGTTCCCTGCTCACTGATCGCCCAGCTAGCGCGAAAGCGTCCAGTATCAACAGGGCTTTCTTGCTTTAGCCTGCTGTCTGTTTCAAACACAACCACCCGCAGTAACTGCTCAAACTTCTCTTGGGAGTAACTGCCAATCTGCGATAGGTTGATGCGTCGTGCCACTATGCCCTCAGGATTAGCTCGTGCGTAATAGCCGTGTTGTCCTGTTCAATCGTAGTGACCCTAATAATCTGATGGCTCACGCTGCTGATCACTACACGGTCAGCCGTGCTAGGTGCTGCTGCTAGGTCTGCCGCAGCTACCGTCAGTTTCTTGTCGCTTGCTTGAATCAGCTCGTTCACCTCACGAGCGTTCACATCCTCAAGCACGCCACGCACTGCAGTGTCAGCAGTGGTTTCTGTGATGGCGCCAGTGGTTGTGTTGTAAGCCCCTGGAGTCACTACACGAATTGTTACTTCACCACCAAACTTTGCCATCAACTTGCTGGCAACCTTGCGTAGCGGTACAGCCAATGCCATCAGAGTTTATATGCTACGCAATGACCGTTTTGTAGTTTTATGCTTGTGAACACGCCATAAATCGTCGTTGCAGAGTCAAATGTTTGACCAGAAATAGTATTGCCGTCATAGTTTTGAGCAATAATTTCATTAACCTGCGTATTGCTTGTAAAGTGAATAGCGCCCCATCGTCCAGTGCGTGTAGCTGTATCGCTGACGTAAGTAGCGCCAACTGAGTAATCAATAGCCAGGTAGTTGGTGTCACTCATGGTCAAAGCCTGTATGCAACAACAGTGCCGCTGGTCAGAGTGATGCTGGTAAAGACGCCTTCAATTTCAGTGCTTGCCTTAAAGGGAATGGCGCTCAACGTGTTGCCGGTCCAGTCCATAGCGGTCAGGCTAGCAATCACCGAATCCTCAAGCGCCACAATCTTCCCAAAGCGCCCGGCATGTGCTGCGGTGTCATCAATAAACTCAGCACTGGGATACGGGTAACCCATGATCAGCTCCGGCGAATCGAAAAGTTGCCTGGTCCACTAATTCTAAGCCCCGTCAAATACCGCTCCATGATTGGCGGCACTTTGTCAGCGCCCACCGCTCCATAACCCAAATTCGGCGTCACGTCAATGCTGCCAATTTTGACGTTCTTGTAATCTTCCAAGCCGCTTAAGCCAATGCCATCTGGGTTGTTATGCAGGTAAACCGCCAATGCAACCTGCGCCCTTTTAATCTGATCCGGGATTTCAGTGTCGGTAAAATAATCCGTGGAGATCCGAAACGGGAAACCGACTGTGTAGGTGTTGATATAGGTGTCTGGCTTGCGCACACCAGTACGCGGCCATTGCAGCGCCTGCGTATCAGTAGCACGGGCTCCTAAATATCGCTCACGATCTAACCGTTGTGTTGCGGTATAAAGGGCACGATTTTTTTGATCAGTGGTAGCTGATGCCCATGCGGTTACATCAGCATCCTCTACAAGACCATCAATGATCGTCTGGGCGTCCGCCAGAGTCAGATAAGAGTTGGCGCTTGCCGACCCGACGGTTGCGACGATTACTACTGCCATCGTTGGGTGGCTCCTTTGGTTCTAGTGTAGGCGCAGGCTCTGCAATAGAAAGAGAGGCTGCTTCCGTAGAAGCAACCTCACGATCACGCAGTCGCCGGAAAGCGAACAGCCCCATCAGGCGTTAGCGCCCTTGATTACAGCAAAGCTAAGCACAATGGCTTGGCTAAGCGAACCGCCAGACACGTTACGCACCGTGATCGCAAAGGATCCCGCTGCAATAGCGTTGGCTTCGGCGGTATAGGCACCGGCAGTGCCAGCAGACGAGTGGTTAACGATCACAACGTCATTAGCAGCAACAGTGCTGTTGGTGACAGTGAAGCTGACGTTGGTGGCATCAGCCAGTGCTGCGCCGTTCATGGTGATCGCCCCACAAACTTTGTTGAGGGTGACACCAGTGGACTTGCTGGTGGCTTGGGTAACCGCACCACCAGTGCCGCTGACGTAGCCAATGGCACTGCCAGCAGTTACTTCAAAGAGGGAAGCCATAATTAGTTACCTCAATCGAAGTTGGAAGTGTTGGTCGCACGCACGACACCAATGTTCTTGGTTTCGTACACCTTCGACCAGTTGCCGATGGTCTCCAGTTGAGCACGGGTCGGGTTGACAGTGCTCACGCCCCACTTGGAACCAACAGGGTGGTAGCAGTAGTGGAGGTCGATCGACATGGCATCGCTCTTGGCGAGGATGTCACGGTCAGTTTCCGTCTGAAGAGCCAGTTGCTCACCGCTAGCGACAGCGCCGTTGGTGAAGAAGTAAGTGGCATATTCAGTGGAACCGCCACTGCCTGCGGTCTGCACATCGTCAGAGACGATGACACGCAAGCCCATGTACGTTGGCACGCTGGCGTCACCGCCGTAAGCGCCAACAAGGGAGCCACCGGATTGAGTGGTGGTAGTGCCACGAGCTTCAAGAGTGGACACGTAGTCGATCGCCTTGCGCTCAACGAGGTCGTAATAGACCTTGCTGTGCATACAAATGGCGGTCAGCTTGTCACCTTGATCGCCCAGCAGGCTGCGGGCTTCAGCAACGTGCCGAGGGGACAGCACGGTTGGGGTGTCAGCGGTCAGACCATCAATCGTCAGATCGACGAAGGATGCGCTGTCGTTGCTGCCCAGGCTGCCAAACACACCAGCCAAGCAGGACAGGAGGTCCTTCTGGCGCTGGTTAGCAATGTAGTCAGCAATCTTGGCGCCGATAGCAGCCATGGGGTCACTTCCAGCCGCGAGGGCCGCGAGGTCACGGCTTTCAAAGGCACGCCCTCTATGCAGGATCACGCCAACTTGCTTGTCAGCAGTGATTTTGCCAGGGGTCAGCGAGGTGCTGTCAGACAGCACTTCAAAGTCACCAGTCAGGTTTGCCTTAAAGAAAGGCACGTTAATGAAGTCACCACCCTCGGTTGCGTTCAGCTCAGCCATCGGCTGCACCACACCGGATGCCAAGAAGGCATCGCGCTGGGTGGTCTGCTCAATGACGTAAGGCGTAAAAATCTCGGGGATGATGATGTCAGAGCGAAGAGTCGCCATGAAGAATCACCAGGGTTGAGTTGGAAGGATGGGCACAGCCCTACATCACCAGCACAGCCGGTTTGTAACAGCTTAGCGGTTAGCTTGAGCCTTCATCCGATCATACAGATCACGATCTGTTCGATACAGTCGTGCCTGTTCGGTCAGATTAAAGCTGTCGCGGCTAAACGGGTTGACCATCCCAGCAGGGACGGCACCGCCAACATTGCCGCCCGATGGCGCACCACTGCCCTGCGGCTTGGGTTGCTTCTGCATCCATGCTGGCAACGTCTTTGCCCACTCGGCAACAGGCACACGCTTGTACCCATCAACCACAACTACACTGCCGTCAGCCTCGCGTTCGATAGCTTCAGGCTTCAGCTTGGTCTTAAGCACCATGTCTGGGTCATGGACAATTTCAGCTAGTGCCGTGACAGCAGGCGTCACCAGCTCCAGTTCTCGCACGCGGGCTTCAAGCTGGCTGATGCGCTGGTCCTTTTCTGCCGTCGCCTCACGGAACTGCTGCTCCAGAGCTTGTCTTGCTTCTGAATACTTGCCTTGTGATTCAAGTTGCTGTTGCTCGTAGTTGCGTTTGAATTCCAGCAGCTCGTCAACATTGACTCCATCAGGCACAGCCTTTGCTTGGGCGATGGCTTTTTTGTACTCGTCCAACAGCTCTGAGTTCTTGCGCCGCATGGCATCAAGTTCAGCTTGCATGTTGGCTACTTCTGCATTTTGCTCCACAGGAGCTTGTGCTTCATCAGACATGGACTAGCCACAGGCTTAGTTACGCTGCGATCGTACAGCTTCTGACACAAAAGTGTCAAAACGAGAATTCAATACGCCAATCCGGGAACCCTGGAACCCGTTAATCAAACAGATGCTTGATGCTATCGATCGGCATGAGGACCTGTTGCGACGGACGGGTTGTGGCTGGCACGCTGCCAAAGCCCAAGACTTACGTCGCTACGTCGCAGAACTTAAAGATTGGATCCACTGCGAGGAGGCTACCACTTTGTCTTGTCAGCCCAATACGCAGGAGACATCTTGCCTTTAGCAATGTTGGCAGCATGACGTGCCTTAAAGCTGGCACGCCTTGCTGTTGCTGCTTTTGATTCACCTTGTCGCGGCGGGCTGCCACTAACGCCCTGCTGCCCAAACCGTATCAACTTGACCGTCTCGCCGTCTTTTGCAAGTACGGCATGGGACTTGGTTGGGTGGCTTGGCGTGCGCTTCGGCTTGTTGTAGCCGTCAAACTGCTCGCCGCGATAGGTGATCATCGACGGGGTGCTGCCTTCAGCTCCGAACGTTTTTTGATGACTGCGTTGCCAGTTGATTCAGATTTGATCCGAACGATTGGATCGTCCTGACTGCCAACACGAGTGACACTGCCACCAGTGCGTGTAGCAATAGTGGCGCGTTCGCCGCCAATGCTGGTAATTACGCCAAAGGTGCGGGTGCCTTGGTACATCCAACTCACCCTGTCACCGCGCTTCACTTTTTCTTGCCTCCCTTTTTCTTTGTGCCCTTAGCCATCATGGGTTTGGCTTTGCCGCCACCCTTAGCTTTCATGTCGCCGTAATGCCCAGGCATTGACTTAAAGCAATGACCCTTTCATGCTACTTAGCTTTCGGCTTGCGCTTCCGGCTTTTTCCTGCTTTTGCTAGGGCGATTGCTACCGCTTGCTTTTGCGGCTTGCCTGCCTTGATCTCCCGGCTGATGTTTTGGGAGATTACTGCCTGACTCTTGCCTCGCTTCAGGGGCATTGCTAGCAACCATCACGCCGGTTCTATCGTACCAACCGCCTGTGCCATCAGGTTGCTGGACGTACCGGACCTCAGCACCATTGCGCAGTTCAAACTCCGATGCCTTGCGCCCATCGGCGTAGGTGTATTTAAGAACGGGTTGGTCCATAACGAGCCCGGAGCTGGTCCAAGGTTAGCTCTGTGCCATCTTTGCTAACCAGCTTTGCGATTGCAGCTTCTGGTCCATATTTGTTGGATAGTTTGTTGAAGTAAGCAACTTTGCTAGCGCCTAAGGCTTTTGCCTTGGTTGCAAGATCCTGCTCAGATAACCACTTGCCGTAGCTGGTGTTAGCTGGAACCTGACCGCCTTGTGCAGCACGGCGTCCTGGCGGTGGTGGATCAAAGCCAAGCTCCTTGTAGTCAATCACCGGCACAGTTGTACTGCGGCAGTTGAAGTGCTGCGGTGGGGTGGGTCCTTTGCCATACTCAAACACCTTGCCGTCTAACGCTCGGCAGATGGCACTTGTCCTGGTGTCAAGCGTGGCAACGTAGCGGTACTTTTTCGTGATGTCTTGGTTTGCCTCATACACCTGCTGGCTAGCGGTATTTGCTACCTGATTGATGCTGGTGCGGACTAGCGCGACGATTTGATTGTCGGCTATAGCTGTTGCCTGACCGCCTGCTGCTGCAATTTCCCTGACGGTCTTGGCACGTTCGCCAAACTGCAAACTGCCGATCAACCGTTTGGCAATGGCTGGCGTCGGTTCACCTGTCAGCAAGCCTTGCCGGACAACTTGGCTAAACCGCTCAGCCTGGTCCACCGCAATGCCACGAAATGCCTTGCTAACGACCTCGCCGTTGGGCAGCGTGATGGTGGCACCTTGAGCAGCCGTGAGGCTGAATGTCTGTGGTGCGCCCTGTACTGCGGCAAATAAGTCATCGCTAAGTGCCACCACATTGAGCTGCGTTGGATCAGTCGTCACCACACTCTGCGCAAACTGCGGGCTGATTTCTACCGTGTTGACGATGTTGCGTGCGCCTGCGGGTAACGCCTTACGCAACTCTTCCGATACAAACTCCGATTGCAACTGGGCTATACCCTGCAGCTCTAGCGCCGTCAGCTCTGTCGAATCTCCAGCCCAAGTGCCCAGACTATCCTTCAGTTGCGCCAAAATGCCACGCAGCCTTGCAGCCTTGACAGGTGCAGCAAGCTCATCAATCGTTCGTAACTGATTGACTGCATCAATAATGATGTCGTTATAAGCATTGATCACACGCCGAGCAACACTATTACTAAAGCGGTTCAGGTCAATCGCATTGCGAAACAACGCCTCAGGTGTGCTCATGGCTCAATGCCAAGCTGACTGGGCTTGTACTGCGACCGGATACTAACGTTTGCGCCACGCGTCAAGGCGCCGGTGATTGTAGAAGCAAAGGCGTCGTAACCATCTTGCCCATCTTCCAAAATCACCATTTCATCTACTTCAGCAGGTTTGCCGTCTTTGTAATACGTCATCCGTACAACTGCCAAAATCTCTTCCGGCAGTTTGCCCATCGTGTAATCAAGCTCCTGCTTCCTCGGCGGTATCTGCATCTTCTGGGTCTTCGCTTCCAGCATTATCGCCCAGTCCACCAACCAATCGATCAGCCTGTTCAGCAGATTGTAAATCCAGCCCGCCATTAGAAGTTGCCTCCAGTTCCTCGTCCACATCAAAATTATCGCCAAGGACATCGCCCTCGGCTAGCTCACGCAGGAGGGTTTCTTGGCTGATGGTGCCAGCGGTGTAAAGCGATAGCAGAGCTTGGATGTCTTGCGGTTCAAGGCGTGCGCCAAGGAAGTCACGGTTGACGTAGGAGCTGCCGGCAGCGGTGGCGTTGCCGATGAACTGCGCATGAAACTGCAGGCAGTTATCAATGAGGTCCTGCACGTTCTGTGCAATCACCATCATGGTGCTGTCACCCTGGCTACGGTCAAGCCGCTTCGCTTCTGCAGTTTCGGCGCTGAGCTTCTGCCCCAAGACTGCTGACAGCCCTAGTTCGTTGATCTGCCCTGCCAGTTGCTCTAGGCGGCGGAACTGCGCCTCAAAGCTCTTGCCCTGCGGTTCGATGTACTCCGCACGACCATCAGCAGGAAATGCAATCGCCTCACCAGGACCGGCGCTTACTTCCTCTGCAGCAGACGGGAAGCCATAAAACGCCAGCATCGGCACGGCGCTGATGTGCAGTTGGTTGTCTAGGTCTGACTGGATCTGGTAGGTCTTGAGGTTTAGCTCGGCAATGTCCTCAAGCGGTGGGCGCGATTCAAGGAACCCATGCCGCTGGGCGTAAGCAACGCTAAAGGGGATTTCAGACAAGCTGGTCCGCCCTTCGTCTACCACGCTGAAATCGCCGGTGGCATTCTGCCGATGCAACTGGTACTCACCAGGCGTTAGCACCCGCACCTGCTGCACTTCTTTCTCGCCGTAGATGCCGTCAGGAATCGTCACAATCTCTGACAGCCTGAGCTGCGTCAGGACTTGTTTGCCTTCCTGTTGTTCAGTGCGCCAGCCAAGGATCTGCCGTGGCGTGTACGTCACCCAGTAAGGTCTACCCCCATCAGACGGTGCATCCACCAAGACACCAACGTGCCCATAACGGACCATCTTGCGGGCTGTTTCATAAGTCCAGACGTTGAGGTCATTGCCTTGCAGGTCAACGTCAAACAACTGCTCACGGATGATGTCGGCAGTATCGTCAAGCCGCACGGGCTTGCGGGTTAGCATCCCAGCCATCATGCGCTCAAGGCGCTGATAAAAGGGCGGCACCACGCTACGAGCTAGGCGATTGTCATAAGACTCGTCCAGCTCGCGTGGTTCCTGTGGCAGGTAACGGCGATGCTTTTTGCGCATTCCGTAAGTGCCCTGCAGTAGATCCTCTATCAATATCCAGTGAGGTTCCTGCGCGAACCATGCCGTGTTCGGATCGGTGACTTGCGTGACAGTCCGCTGAGCTAGCGGGCGGTCGTAAAAGTTGTATCCGCTATACACAGCTTGATACGCGCAGGCTTTGGCTCAGTTTAAGCAGCAGTAAGCGTTACGGACTTGCGACCAATTTTGATCTCAAATTCGTCGCCGGGCTTAAAACCCATCTCCTGCACGTAACCCTCACCGATGGAGAGCTTGCCGTTGAACTGCACCTTGGTCTTATAGGTCAGACTACGACCGCGCTTGCCAGGCACGTTCATCTGCAGCCCCTTGGCTTCAAGGAGCGCCTCATAAAACTGAGTGAAGCATACCTTGTCATTTTTGACGTAACCACATTCACGAACGAGGTCTGATTTATTCAGATCGCTCAGCTCTTTTACTTTGTTGATGAGATCTTGACCGACGAGCATGAGTAGGCTCAAAGGTGGGCATTTGCGACCATAGCTTAAAAAGCCAATATCTGCAACCCAGCCGTCAGTAAAGTCTGATGCCCGTGCTGCGTCCTGCACCAGCGTGCAGCGGGTTGAACTCACGCCAGACCAAGTACCCCAAGGCGTCGTTCATGTGGTCAAAGCCTGCATCCTTGTCAGGCTCTCCCTTGTCTGTGTAGCACTGCAGCTCCAAGCACTCGGTCAGTCTCTTGCATTGCGGCGCGACCTGTAACCGGACTTGCCCTTTGCCGTTTTCCAGCAGAGCCTGAACAGCAGCCACCCGATCACGAACGGGAGGATTAGCCCTGGGTGATTGGTTGGACATGCCATAGGACTCAAGGATTGCAATGTCGGTCTGCGTTGCATTGGTGCTGCGATTACCGCCGCTGGCGTCTGGGTAGATGTAGATACGGCGATCCGCGTATCGACGACGGATCTCGGCAGCCAGCGCGTCGGTGTCATGGGCGCCGGAGATCTCGTCGATGATCAGCAGGCCATTGCCGATGCGAACGCCGATCACTGCACTCATATTGCCGACGTTGAAGTCAATGCCAATGCGGAGCGGTTCGCGGTCAGTATCAGGCAGGTCAGGTTGTACGTGCTTGGTGCGGTCGAAGCGGTCATAAACCTGCCCGGTGGTGAGGTTGACGAACTCACCGTCTAAATATGCACGCAGCAAGCTGGGGTCGTAGTTGGCTTCAAGACGCTCAATAAAGTCGGGCGGCAGGTGGGGATTATCAGCGGTGCGCATCTTGATCAGATGCCGATCAGGTCTTGCCCTTGCGTCTTCACTGCCAAATGTGTTCCACATCCAGCGGAA